CGAGATAAATTTAGACAGAAAGTATATTTATAGTAAACTATGCCAGTAATAAAATGCTCAAACGGGAAATATAGAATAGGCTCAGGCGGTTGCGTTTACGATACCGAAGAGAAGGCTAACCAAGTTTGGAAGGCTATCCTTGCAGGTGGCAAGTTTGCCGAAAGCTATACCGACTATCCTGAAAGTGCAACTAACAACGCAAAGAGGGCAATAGAATGGGCTGAGAAAAATGGTTGGGGTTCTTGTCTTGAAGCAACGGGAAAAGCAAGGGCAAGACAGTTGGCAAATCGTGAGCCAATTAGTAGAGATACTATTGCCCGTATGGCTTCCTTTAAAAGACACCAACAACATAAAGACGTTCCTTATAGCGAAGGTTGTGGCGGAATTGCCTGGGATGCGTGGGGCGGTACGAGTGGGGTTGAATGGGCAATTAATAAACTAAAAGAAATAGACGGAAAATAATTTGCATACTTAATTTTTTATTATTAACTAACGGAAAAATTAATGGGGAAAGTATGCAGAAACACACACAAATATATTTGCAGGGAATGGGGTATAAAAAAACGGACTTCATTCCTTGCGAAGTGTGTGGCTCACAAGCGGTAGACATACATCATATTGAGGCGAGGGGAATGGGTGGAAGCAAAGACAAAGACACAATTGAAAACCTAATGGGTTTGTGTAGGAAGTGCCACATAGAATACGGAGACAAAAAACAATATAAAGAGTTCCTAAAAGACATACACGCAAAGAATTATGGCAAAGATTAAAGAGAACAATTCAAAAACCACATTTGGCAAACGCAAAAGAGGGTCTGCAAAGAAGTCCTTTAATAAGCACACGCCAAGAGAAAAAGCATATAGAGGACAAGGCAGATGAGAAAGTTATGGGCTATATGGTATTTATTAACAAACAAAGCTTACTTCCTTGCGGTATGTAAGACAGGTAAAAATGGAGACGATATGACCACAATCGGTAACTACACCTATGCGATGGCAGAAACTTTAATCAATAAGCACATAGCAGACGTTGACACTTTCATTGAACAACAGAATGCAATAGACGAAGCAAACGATATAATAAACGGCATACTATGATACAAAACGTACCAATCAACACAGTTAAAGCAAACCCAAACAACCCCAGGATAATTAAAGACGATAAATTTGCAAAGCTTGTAAAGTCAATTAACGAGTTCCCACAAATGTTAAACCTTAGACCTATTGTTGTTAATGATGATATGGTTGTGCTTGGTGGCAATATGAGATTAAAGGCTTGTAAGGAAGCAGGACTTAAAGAGATACCAATTATCAAGGCAAGTGAATTAACCGAGCAGCAGCAAAAGGAGTTTATAGTTAAGGATAATGTAGGCTATGGCGAGTGGGATTGGGATGACCTTGCAAACAATTGGGATGTTAATGAGTTAACGGATTGGGGATTAGACATACCAGGCTTTGATGCCGAAGTATTAGAAGCAGAAGAAGATGAGTTTGCAGTTCCAGACGGAGGCATTGAAACGGATATAGTATTAGGAGATTTATTTGAAATAGGGGAACACAGATTGCTTTGTGGAGATAGTACGGATAGCGACCAAGTGGCTTTGTTAATGAACGGGCAAAAGGCTGATATGGTATTTACAGACCCACCTTATAATGTGGCTTATGAAGGTGGTAGCAAAAAAAGAGATGCTATTGCAAATGATAAAATAAATGACTTTTATAAATTTCTTTACGATGTTTATACTAATTGCTTTTTATTTATGAATGATGGTAGTCCTATTTATGTTGCACATAGTGAATTAGAAAGAGCAAATTTTATTTTAGCTTTTGTTGATGCTGGTTTTAAATATTCAAGTATTATAGTTTGGGTTAAAAACAATAGTACATTTTCAATGAATAAGGACTATAAGTGGAAGCACGAACCTATAATATATGGTTGGAAACAAGGTAAAGAAAGAGTATGGCAAGGAGATAATAAACAAGACACTGTATGGAATATCGATAGACCATCAAGAAGTGAAGAACATCCTACGATGAAACCTATTGAATTATGTGAAAAGGCAATAAAAAATAGTTCTATTGAAAATTCATTAATATTTGAACCATTTACAGGTTCTGGTTCTACAATGGTAGCAGCGCACCAATTAAAACGCAAGTGCTATGGTACAGAACTCGACCCTAAGTACTGCCAAGTAATAGTAGACAGGATGCGTAAACTTGACCCAACATTAGTTATTAAAAAGAACGGGTTACCTATTTAAAATAGTGAGATAATAGAGAAGATATGGCTAACGAACAAAATTTAAAACCATTTAAGAAAGGCGAGGTGGCTAACCCAAACGGCAGACCTCGAAAGTATGTAAGCCTACTTAAAGAGCAGGGATATAAACTTGCTGAGATAAACGATACTATCCAAGCTATGATGTCAATGGACTTAGAGGAACTTAAAACAGTATGGGATAACCCAAAGGCAACAATACTTGAAAAGACGATTGCAGCAGCTATGCGTAAGAGCTTAGAGAAGGGTAGTCTTTATAGTTTAGAAACTTTGCTTACCCGTGTTTATGGTAAGCCTAAAGAACAAATGGATATTCAAACAGATAACAGAATTGAGATAGTATTTGTAGACGGCAAGACAATTCTTTAATGCGGATAGAACTACCTAACGGACATATAAACCAAAAGAAGATACTTGACTGCGAAGCAAGGTACATAGTTGTTATGTGCGGTCGAAGGTTCGGCAAATCGGAGTTAAGCCAAATCAAATGTATTACAACCGCAATTAAAGGCGGACAGGTTGCATACATAACCCCTACCTATAAATTGGCTAAAGTATTCTTTGAGAAGCTTTGCAATAGCCTTCCCTTCCCTAATAACAAATCGGACTTAAATATCAGCTTCCCAAATGGTGGCAAGGTAGAGTTCTTTACAGGGGAACGATTGGATAACCTGAGAGGGCGCAAGTTTAACCTCGTAATTGTAGATGAAGCTTCTTTTATACCTGACTTAGAAGATGGGTGGCTTAACTCAATAAGACCTACCTTAACGGACTACAAGGGTAAAGCTATATTCTTAAGCACCCCTAAAGGTAAAAACTACTTTTTTAGTTTGTTTAGTAAAGCCGAACCCGATTGGCAAAGCTTTAAGTTTACTACATACGATAACCCTTACATTGACCCACAAGAGATAGACGATGCCCGTAGGCAACTGCCCGAGGTTGTGTTTGAGCAAGAGTATATGGCAAACCCTGCCGAGAACGCAGCAAACCCTTTTGGAAGCCAACATATACGCAAGTGCATACACCCAGTAACAACAATGCCGGTAGTATCTTATGGGATTGACTTAGCTAAGTCAGTCGATTGGACAGTAATAGTAGGTTTAGACGAAGATGGAAATGTAGCTTATTTTGACCGCTTCCAGATGGATTGGCATAATACCAAGCAAACTATTCTTAGGCTGCCTAAATGCCCTATCCTTGTCGATTCTACGGGGGTTGGCGACCCTATTCTTGAGGACTTACAAAGAGAAGGAGTAATGATACAAGGTTTAAAGTTTACAAGTTCAAGTAAGCAGCAGCTAATGGAAGGCTTACAGGCTGCAATACATCAAGGTAAGATTGGCTATCCTGAAGGAATAATAAGCCAGGAATTAGAAGTATTTGAGTATATGTACACGGCAACGGGGGTTAAGTACTCTGCACCTTCAGGCTTCCACGATGATGCCGTAATGGCTTTGGCTTTGGCTTGGCAGAACTTTAGCCTTAAACGTGGCACGGGTAGATACGCATTCCTATAATTGCAACAAGGTTACAAAAATAAATTTGGTGGATTGTGTAGAACTTGTATATTTGATTATTATTTAATCAAAACACAAACACAATGAAAAAAGAAACCGCACAACTTTTAGCCGTATTTTTAGTAGCTTGTTACCTTATTGGGCAATTACAAGATATATACTCAAAATGATTTACGCTATTTGCCTTCTGCTAATTGCAACAGGTTTTGTAATGGCAGCTTTAACTGACTACACAATTAAAAACTATGACCCAAAGCACAAAAGAATATATAGACAAGTATTACGCAAGTGAGCCGATAAGCATAATGATGTCTAACATCGATGCGACTTACTTAGAGATACTTACATACTGCAACGAGAAGGGTTACGAACCTTCTAAGCGTAGATTAAGGAAACCAGAACATAAGTCAGAAATCGGCTTTTTTGACATAGATAATTACAAACCCGAAACAATATGAAAACCGCAATGCAAGAATTAATGGAGTATCTTGATGAGACAATACCAAAATCAATTAAAGAAAAATATCTTGAAAAAGAAAAAGAGCAGATAATAAAAGCTTGGATAGCCACTGATAATCAACTGCAAAGATTAGCAGCAGAGGAATACTACAACCAAACCTATAACCAAAACAAATAATATGAAACAAGTTAAACTAAAAAAGACAGTAGTAAAATTTAGTACAAAAAATAAAAATATAGAATTTATAGTTTATCAAAATCTACTTGAATTTTTTAATAATGCACTTACTTGCTGGTTAGCAAGAACTGATGAATTTACCAAAGAAAGTTTATGTGAATATATAAATAGCAAAAATATGGAATATAGATGTATGATAAAGCAAGATTATGGAAATTATAACCAAAACAAATAACCTATGGAACTACAACAAATCTTCGAAACAACAAAAGAACAAAGGACTGAGTTTACCTATCAATTAATTGAACGTTTAAACGCAGGGGAACTTGACCCACTTAAAACACACCTCCAGGTTAAAGCCTTAGAGGATATGCTCGAAACCCTAAAGGCAAACAAGGACTATAAAGATGCAGTATTACAAGCAGCCGTACTTAATGGCAAGGACTTCGAGTATATGAGCGCAAAGTTCAACATTAGAGAAGTAGGCGTTAA